CGGGTTGTATTGTTCAATGCGAGAATTCTTGACATTGGCCTTGGCATCCCGATACAGGGCATTGTCCGTCTGACCGGTCATCTCCAATGCGGACATAACCACGTTGGCGAATCCCTCATTCGTCGAATTGAGGGTGTCCGACATGGATTTGCGGAACCCCTCAATGTGGTTGATTTGATTACCTGCTGCCGTTAGTGCCACCAGCATGGCGATCGAGAAATTCATCATGGCGTTGGTGGACGCCGCAGCCAAAGTCATGTTTGCCGCGAACTTCATTGACGTCCACATCACCTCAGTCATCGTGGATATAAGGGAAGACGCCACAATAACACCCACAGCAAACGCCGCGGTTTCCAATGCCAACCGAATAATAATGGCTATGGGGCTCATACTGTTCAGCCATTTCCATGCGTTAGACAGGGACAGTTCCCAAGCAACAATATCACTAGCGATGAGATGTACCTCCCCCTTGAACTCCTTCAACCAGCCGATCATATTCGCCAGCGCCCCCTTGATATTAAACGCTTCATCTAAAGCCTTCCCGACCTCGACGAAGGTTAACTCCGCCTCATTCTTCCACTGAGCCCACAACCCCTCCAAGGTGCCCCCTTGCTTCTGCGCCATCCCTGTGTAGAGCTCATCTGATTTCTGTTTTACAGCCTCGATAATGGCCTTGACAGAAATTAACCCCTTCTCAATGTTATTCGTGATGATCTCGGACGTCGTGCCTGTCTCGTTGGCAATGTCATGTACGATGTCTATGCCAGCGTTTCTTAGCACCCTCAATTCCATCTGGGTGACCTTACCGGCCATACTCATGCGTACCAACGCCTGCGTCACATCCTCCACCCCATTGATACCCGTTCCCCGGGCCGCCGCCATGTTCATCAGGGAGGTTAGCATGTCCAGGGCCTCATTGGCGCTGTACCCCACTCGCATTAGATTCTGAATCATGGGGGCCAAAGACTCCCCACTGAAAGCCGTTCCCGATGTGGCTTCGTTCATCTTCTCGATCATACCCTTGGCGGCTTCGGCTGAATGAAAGATGGCGGTGAACTGGAACACCAGTTGCTCCTCATGGCCGTAGGCTTGCAGGGCCTCGTAGGCCAACCGGACCCCCTCAATGCCGCCAGCGGCCAAGCCGAGGACCCCCAGCAGGTTGGTGTACCCGCCATGTAGTTTCTCCAACAAGGATTCCTGCTCTTTGTGGGCGCTGGTAAGGTTGTGCGCCGCACCTTCCGTCTTCTTGGACTGCTCCTCCAATTGCTTCAACTTCAAAGCCGCCACGTCGGCTTGGACGCTATTGATTACGAGGTTCAGTTCGGCTAGGTCGGGCACGATAGGCCTCCTTCAACCACAAGGTGTCAAGATCGAGCACGACACCCAATTCCCACGGCGACAATTCGATCCCGTAGAAACGACCCCAAGCCTCAATCTCTGTAAACGCCAGACCCGATGGCCCCATACCCCCACCTTGCCGGTGGGTGCTGAGGGACAGGAAGTAACCCCAGAGGTATTGGAGTTCCTCCGGGATCTCGAATTGCGGGTAGTAGGCACTGACATCGACTCCGCTCTTTTCTGCTTGACGGAGGTGGGCTTCAAGACCCACCTCCCCGTCGCCGAGGCTCTTCATCGCCAATGCGAATTGCTTCTCGGCGACGATCAGCAATTCGCAGACGAGTTTCCCAGGAAGTTGGCCCGATCGCTGACGAACTCAGAAACCTGTTCCCGGAGCCACGGCAAGGCCTCGTAGACCTGCTTGATGTTTTCCGGAGTACATTCGGGGTACTTACCTTGGAACTGAACACCTGACCAAGCCTTGGTGGCCGCCACCAGTAGGTTCATGGCATCCTCGTCCAGTTCCTCGGCCTTCAGAACGTTACGGAAGCCCCGCTTCGTTTGAAGTTTGCGGGTCATCAGCCTGTGCCGGCTGGCCGTGAACTCCTTTGAGTCCTGACCGACCAGGGTGATGGTCATCGGCTCTTGGGTCTTCTCATCCATCAGCGGGTCTCCGGTAACGGGGTGGCGAACCGTCATCGGCATACCTGCTCCAGCGGCGTCCCGGTCGTCCAAAGTGCTCAAATCCATAGTGTAACCTTTCTAAAACCTCGTAGAACCTCAGCCGGAGCCTTGTGGCTGCGATTTTGCGCACCAAGACCGGCTTGGATACCCCAAACCAGCCCAAACGCCGCAAATCGCTGTTTCCGGCCAGACATCGGTGCTCCTTATGATGCGTTGCTGCGCTGAATGCGGATCGTGGTGCCGGCCGTGGCGTTGTATCCGGCGGTGAACGGCATCTGAATCAGGATCGGACCTTCCTGCGGAGGATTGATGCCGCCGGCGGTGTAGGTGAGTCCGGGAATGACAATGCTGATGAAATCCGTGCCGTTCAAGTCGTTGAGCCTGATCCACAAGGATGAGGCCGTCTCGTTGATGAACTTGTTGTAGAGGGTGGCATCGGTGAAGAGGGCCGTCATGGTCCCGGTAACCGTCAGGCTGCCGTCAAAGACATCGGGGGACGTCTTTGAACCGACCACCATCGAGAGTGCCCGGCCGGTATCAATCGTTAAGTCCACATCCGTAACCACCGCAATGGTGGCGGCGCCCTCAAAGATGGCCCCCTCAAAGGCGGACATGGGGTCATTGGTGGGGGCTGCCACCGAGGAGCCCGGGGATGTTCCCAAAGAAGTGCCGGAGAAGGCCCCGGCGGTCATGCCCAGCATGGTCATGGTCAACCCGACGATCTGGTCCGGGGTGATCTTCAACGCCGCCGTCTTGATCATCACTCCCCTCAGGACTTGATATTGGGAGATATCGGCAAACAGGCGCTCGATGGTGAAGGTGGTAAAGGTGGTGCCAACGTCCAGGCGCTTACCCTGTAGGTTAATGGAACCACCCGACGCCACCGTTTCAGTTGCCAGGGCTTCATTCACAGTGATGGTGGTGGTGCCGACAGTGACAATTCGCTTGAGGCCGTTGTTGGCGGCATTTGTGAACCCCGCCACAATAATGATGTCCCCTATCTTGTACCCATCCGCCCCAAAATCCCCCGATGCCCGGGTGTAGACGTTGGTAGTAACCGTGGCTTGCAGGGATATGCCGGACACCGCCGTGCCCGCAGTCCAGGCACCGCCGAGCAGTGCCGCAAGGAAGTCATCATAGGCGGTCAGGCTCAACTCCGCACCGATCGTGCCGGTGATTTGGTTGAATCCCTGCCGAGTCCGCACCGCATTCCGATCCGTCCGGACCTCTGCGGACTTCATGGTGTTCTTCGTCAGGTTGATGTCACGAGAAGTGCATCGCAAAGCCTTCATGGCCGGTGTCGCCGGGGTCGTACCATGCGTGACTTCTGCGATGTAGGAAAGTGATGCTCTGCTGCCGGCCGCATTGGACATAATGTCTCCTTAGTGATAAGTATAGGATCTCCACTGGATTTGTACAGCGATCTGACACCACTGACCCGATGGACGGGGGCCTTTTTGGGAGACCCGATCTATCGCCACGTTGGTTCCGTTGTACGAGATGGCTCCAAGCGGGAAGGCGCTGGCCACCAGTTTGGCGGTCGCTTCAATGGCTTCCGTGCCAGTACCGGCCGCATCGAAGACATCGAAGATCATTATCCCGGCAGACTCCACCTGGTCCGTGGTGATGGGCTTATCGTCCGCCGGAATCAAGGTTTCCCTGATCCACTGTGCTTGTGGATCAGGAGGGGTGAAGTTTCGATTCTGCCAAGCCTTCACTGGCAGACCATCAATGGCTTCAAGGGCGTGACGAAAGGTGCGTCGGATCTTGGTGTAATCAGGGACCAAATTGTCTCCTTACCTCCGCCACGGCATCGGCGAAGTCTCTTTTGATCTCAAGGAAACTGATCATCAGCATACCATTCGGGGCCTGTTGGGAGTGTCCACCATTCTCCAGTGGGTCCGCATAGGGCAGATTGTTGCTGATGAAGATGGAATCACCCCACTTCGCCAGGTTCCGCACCGCATCTTGCGCCAAGCCATCGGGGACGGCTGAGCCCTCGCCGCCGCCATCCGGCGGACCCTTCACATTGATGGATGTGCCTTCCTTGCCTTCGGGGTTGATCTGATCCCCGGGAATGTCTGCGACTTCCAGTGTGGTCAGGTCGGCACTGTTAATGCCTACCCGCCAGTTGGCGCGGAAGCGGCCGGTATCCACCGGGGACTTCTTCATCACCAAACGCAGGCCATCAAAGGCCAGTTTGCGAAGCACGACCCCTGCGGAGATTTGAGTCTTCTCACAAAAGTACCCGATGCTCTGTGAAAAAGAAGCCATATCATTTCCTGCATTGCAGTTTGAACATCACCGGCAGAGTGCCGGCATACACCGGAGTCGCCCGCTCAATACCAAAATCCTCCGAACCAAAAACGACCCGCACCTTCGTATCCAACGGAACCGAGCCCATGGCATCCCGAACACTCTTCGCCGACACCAAGATCTCCATATCCCCTGCCTGAATGACATTGCCATCCACCAGGTACTGCGCGTAAGCCGTGGGTGGGGAGCCCTTGACCGTGTAGGTCGTCTTTTTCGGAATATCCACCCCGGAGACGGGGTCGTAGGTGGACGGGTCCACCCGATAGAGTGTTAGGTCCTGACCAAGCGTCTTCAGGACGCTCTGAACCACCGAGGATAGAACGCCACTCAAATCCATATCAGGCCCTTATCAGTTTGATCTGCCCACCCGCAGGACTGGTTATCAGACACAGACCCAAGTGGGCAAGGGTGTCAATCATTTGCGGAGGAATTAACGGCAGGATCATCTTTGGGTTGATGGTCACTTTCAAAGGACCGACGCTGACGTCACTGATTCCGGTGCCGAGCAATTCCGGGATGGCCGTCAGATCCCGCTGGAGCAGGAGCAGGGCCAAATCACAGGTTGCCCGCTCAATCGGCTCCGGGATCAGATCGTAGTCGTACCAACGATACCCGTCCAGCATCAGCACCGCCGACCGTGGCCACCGCAACCGCTGACCACCGGAGTTGCCCGGTCCTGTACCGGGATGCCGCAGCCAGCCCTCCCAATTGAAGGACTGGTCCAAGATGGTGGTGGCCCAAACCAACGCCGCTTCCTTTTGGGCGGTGGTGGCGGCCGTCCAGGTGTCGACATACAGACGCTGGTCGAAGAGCGCTTGTGCCCGGACCACGGTCACGTAAGAGTTCGCTCCAGTACCGCCCACAGTCGCGTCTAGCGTCATGGTGCACCTTTCCTACCCCGGACCGGAAAGAACGCCGCCACGTGCGTCTTATCCGGGTTCCGGGGCCTATTGGCTCCGGTGGTCGGAGCCAATCGCACAAACCTTTCAATCAGCCGCCGGCTTCTTCTGTTTCTTCGGCTTCTTCTGCTTCTCGGCCTTCGGGACCACGTCGTCATCGCCACCGTCCCCGTCTTCATCCACGTCGCCCGGAGTTTCCGCATCATCCTCATCGTCGTCGTCTTCCAAGTCGCCCGGGGTCACCGGCTGTGAGATCGAGATGGGGGCGGGCAGGGGCTTTCCCTTCGGCTTACCCACATTGGCATTCAACACCTGCTCAGCACTCAGGAGGGGTTGGTGCTGCTCGGGATCGAAGTTGGCCGTGTTGATCCGCATCTCGGTGCCGGACTCCTTGTGAATCACCATCACGGTCGGAAGTTCATCAGCCATAATAAATCTCCTATCTAAAATTGCCGGGCACTAAAGGTCACTCGACCATCAGAAACGCCAGCGACCCATTGATTGTACCCGAAGTCGACGCTGCCGAGGCCAACAATCGCACGGCTTTTGGTCGGAAGTCCCCGAATGCGATTGTGTCGTCTAATACACTCATAAGATTCTCAATTCACAAATCACTCAGCCGACCTTTCCTAAAATCTCAGGCAATACGGTGGTGGCGTCCGATCCCGTAGTGACCGGCACCCAGGGTCCCCATGATCCGTCCGTCTTTTGACGGCGAGCCTGATAGTTGGCGTTCTGGAGCATGTTCACGACCTGTACCACGCCCGATCCGCTGGATGTGACGGTCTTCAGATCCCGGGGATAGGAGCGGCCGTCCGCACCGTCCGTGGTTACCAGGACCACCTCAAACACCGCACCGTCCGCCACCGCATTGTCGACGTCGTAGGCGACGAAGTGCCCAGTAGTGAGCCCGGGGCTGGAGGTGGTGATTGCCGTGGTGCTTCCTGTAATGAGCAGGGCACCTGCGCCCGAGGTCACCACCAAACTGGCATCCTCGAATATCACCAGATTCTTCGGGCCGGTCTTGACGGTGTAGGTACCGTCGGACAGGGTGGTGGCATACGTGCCTTCCGGGGTGCTCCACGCCGACCCCTGACCCACGATCGTGAACGCCATCGGACCAATTGCCGCCTTGCTGTCATCCTGCCAGGTGAGGCTCACGTCCCCACCCACCGGAAGTCCGGTGCCGCCTCCACCCCCACCACCAGAACCGGTGGTCCACGCCGCATCCCCCCTCGCTCGAATCGCATGAAGGCTATCACTGGAAGTGAATCCTGTGCCCTTGGCCGCCGTCAAATCTGTTTGCAGGTTAGTGAGTTGTAGCGCGAGCTTCGGCCCGACAAGGGCTGCATCGCCGCTTCCGTCAGTTCCGAAGATGTACGCGGGGATGATGTAATCCGGAGTTTCACCAGCAATGAACACTGAATTGACCGTTGGCACCTGAGTCGTGTCCTGGAGCGTGAACGGGATGGGGTGCGGTATCAAAGTGTTAAGGGTGTTGAAAATTGCAGCAGTACCACTAGTACCATCTGTGACAGTTGACAGAATCGTATTGATTGCAGTTCCGTGATCGTAATCAACCACGGACATCACGAAATCTGCACGGCGAGGATCAGACGAAACTGCTCCAGTCGCTACGATACGGATGCCTTCAGCTACGGCATTTGACGCTACTCCGTAACTGCCAGTATACACGCCAGTGGACGCGTGGGTAATCGTTGACAAGTTTCCTGACCGACTGGTTCCTACCGTATTCACGGCTGTGATAGCCGGAGTAGAATCAAGATCAACCAGATGGTTCGTGTCGTTCCTCACTACCAACGTGAACGGGAACTGCACCGTGCCGCTGTCCGGGATCTCTGCAACCGTCGCGCCAAATAGATTCGCGTTCGCGGTCAGGTTGGACAGGTTCTGAATCGCGTTGATGATAGCTGTCACCGTCGTGGCCATGGTCGAGTTGTCCGGCGCATTGGCGATCGCCATGCTGAGCGAAACACCGAGTGAGGTCAACGCCGAGCCGCTGGCGGCTATTTTTGCGGCGTCGTATGCCGACGTGAGCGCAACGGTTTCGGTGCCTATTTTGGTCTCCCAGACGTTCGCTTTGCCGGCCACGCCGGCAACCGTCGCGTTGGCCACAAGTGTAACCGTGTCGCCAGCCGCGTAACCGCTGGGGATCGTGAACGCGAACAGGTATTCGCCAGTTGCTTTTTTAATCACGGTCACGGTCGTTGCGTCGGCTGTCCCGTTTTGCAGCACTGTTCCGGTCGGCAGGCTGTCGGCGTCCACAGGTGCGCCTGTGCTCGCCGTGGTAAACACGATTGTCTTGACGGGATCGCTGGGAAGGTAAGTCATTGTGCCGACCCCTTGATAAATGGACATTGGAAGATGGACGATCCGCCGCTTCCGCCCGTGGCCGGGTTGGCCCATCGCGCGAACGCATCGACCGCGTAGTACGGCTCCCATGAGTGCATCCCATGACTGGCGGAGTCGGATGCAATCAACACGGGTGTCTCGGTCGAATACGTGTGGACTATCACGCTTAAGGCGAGCGAGTTGTCAGTCATGGTCACGGTGGTGTCACCGAGAGATGCCACGAACGCCATCGGCACAGGAGTTGCGAGGATCGTTGACCATGAGAACGTCATCGGGTCGTGCCCGGTGTATCCGCTCGGGTACGCAGCGTCGATGGCCGATCCGAAGCCGTTGGCGTGTGCCCATGCGAGGTCACAAACCGGGCAAACGCCGATCCATCCCTTGAATCCGGGGATTGCTCCAGCCTTGATGCTGTTGAGCGACCACAGGCCGCCCATTGAACCGCCAAGGACAAACCAGTGCGACACGCTGTAGGCTCCGGTAACGTCCGCGACCATATTGGCCACATCTGCCACGGCCGCTGCGTTGCCCCAGTTGGTGGCACTGTGCCCGGCGCACGAGATGAGCATGTATCCCGCGTTTACCAGTGCGTTGAACATGAGCTGGGCCTGCGCGTCACCGCCAGCGCCGCCACTCATCATCAGTTCATCGCCACCGGACCCATGGTGCCACACGACACACTTGATTGCCCCGCTGGTGTAGTTCCACGGGATGATGTATTCGCGATTGTCGCCGGTCGTGCTGGTCGTCCCGGTCAGGGACACGTGATTGAGGGCCGTAAAGGCAACGCTGCTCGGGGTCGGCGTGCTACCGGAC